CCGTCAGCGCCTTGTCCCATGCCGACAGCGGCACGACCTGCTGCTGCACCCTGGGCTCGTTGCCTTCCTTGGCGGCCGGTAGGCTTTCGCGGGCGCGGGCTTCGTTGGGCGAGAAGATGCCGCCCTGCACCGCGCGTGCCAAACCGTCGATGCGGTCCTTGAATGCCGAGCGCAGCAGGATCGAGCTATCCAGTTCGGAATATTCGCCGTCGTTCTTGGAAATGCCGAACAGCCGGTCGATTGCCAGTTCTACCTGGTTCAGCGCAAAGCCCAATCCGCCGCCGATCCAGAAATTCATCAGAGCTTCGGTCGACCCCATCGGCTGCGCGTCGGATCCGATGATCGCCAGCGGCACCCGGAACACGGCGGCGATCTGCTGATCCGACATCTTCTGGGCTTCGGCAAATTGCGCATCGGCCTGGCTAACGCTGATCGGCGAGAACTTTAGGCCCGAGGTCAGGATCGGTGTCCCTCCGGCGGCCAGGCCCCTGGCTTGTTCGTCCCAGCGGGAACGCAGTTCGCCGACCTGGGCCGGCGTCAGCGTCATGTCGGTCTGCAGCACGCCTGATGGCCTGGACTGGTTGCCGTAGAACGCGATCGACTGCGCCATCATGGCGTTGCCGGCGCCGACCGCCAGCGCCGCCGCGGTCAGCGGGGTGTCGCCGATCAGGACATGGCGCGGCGTATGCAGGCGGATATGCAGCACGTCGCGCGCCGGAACGTAGCTCAGTTCATCCAGCTGCAGCGCCTCGATGCGGCCGTCGATGACATCGTTGCCGCCGAGGGCATAGTATATCTCGCCGCCGATCACCTGCGGCCGCGACAGGTTCGGGTGCATCAGGTGCAGCGATGCGATCTCGAACCGGTCGTTGCGCAGCGCCAGGGCATAGGCGTTGCCGTCGAGGTACAGCGAGCGAACCGCGTTGAGCAGGAAATCTGAAATGGTCTGGTAATCGTTCGGGCTTCGCAGGATGCGCGACAGCGCCGAGTTGGTGACCCGCTCGCGCCCGCCGTTGGCCTGTTCGCGCCAATGGCTGCCAGGGCACATGGCGATAGTCTGCGCATAGGCCGACACGCAGGCTTCCACCATGGCCGAGGTAGCACCGCCTTGCGGGTCGTAACCCATCTGCCAGAAATTCATGTACTTGCCGACACTGGCCGGCAACCAGCCGTCCATCGTCAGCCACGGCCCCTCACGGTAGGCACCCTCCGCAGCCTTGCTGCGGAAGGTGTCCGTGATCCGCGTCAGCAGGCTCATCGCTTCGGCGGCTCTGGCTGCCTTGCCACGCGCCCCGGCGCGCGGGTGGTGTAGCCGCCCTGTTCCGACTGTGGCTGCATCGCCAGCTCGTTATGGTCAGCGTTGCGTTTCTCGCGCGCCTGCCGCTGCTCGTCGGTTTCGTCTTTACGTTGCGGCTTGCTCCGTGCCTGGCGGCCTTCGTTGCGCTTCTGGCGGTCCTTGTTGCGTTGTTCGCGCTCGGTCCGCTGCTCGTCGCTTTCGCCTTCCCGCGCCTCTTCCTCGGGTTCTTCCGGGTCGGCCTGCGCCTGCGCCCAAGCGTTGGCCGCCTCGACCGCATAGGCGCGATCCTCGTCGGTCAGTTCGTGGTCGTGATCCGGCGGCGTGTCGGCGTCGAACGGCGGCGCCACGGTTTCCATCTCGACCGCCCAGTGACTGTCCTTGGCATCTTCCGCCTCGGCGTCGGGCATCGTCAGCACGCTGCCGCGGTAGGGACCGACGATGATGTACATCTGCCGGGTGCCTTCGATCCCGGTAGGCTCGGTCACCAGCTGCTCATACGGGATCGGCCGCGCTGCATTGGTGGCAATGTCGGCGGCGACTTTGGCGTTGGCCTCGGCGCTGGCGTCATCCTCGCCGGCAAAGCGTGGACCGCGCTGGTCCATCATTGCCGCGGCGGGTGCCCTGGTGCCCTTCGGCGGTGTCGGTAGGTCGGGTTGTCTATCGTCTGCCATGATTATGGTCCCTTGGTTGGAAAGTTTAGAGGGAAGCTAGGATACAAACGCGCGACCGCGTCATAGGCGCGGGCGGCTTCTTCTTCATCTGAGAACAAACCCAAGTAGCGACGGCGTGAACCGACCTTGATGCCAGCTATCCATTTCTTCTTGCCGAACCGAACCGTTGCGGAAACCCCGCGATATTGCGAGGAACAGCCTTGTCGCTTTCGTTGGTTGCGGATTTGCATGGTTGATGTAGCCCAGCGAACATTACCGGGTTCATAATCACCATCGTTATTGATCCGATCGAGTTCGCTGTCTTGTGTTGGCGGCATACCCATGTCCGCAAAAAAGCAGGCAAAGTCATGCCAGCGTTCGCAAACCTTAATCCCTCTGCCACCATAGTATTCGTATGCCGTTGCATTTGGATTGCGACAACGGGTGAGCATTTCAGCCCATCGCTTGTACATTTTCGAGCGCGACATTTGATGGCGGGTATTGGTATCCCTCCGAAAACACCCGCACGATTGAATTTGCCCGCCCGTCAGGTGTGACAGGCGAACCTCTATAGCCTTTCCGCAATCGCATTCGACTAGGGCGGATCGCCGCCCGTTACTCTCGCCATCGCCGTCACGAACATAGACAAGTCGGCCAAATCGTTGACCTTCCTGAATTCTGATCTTGCGCATAATGCTTCCCCTTGCTGACTTGCAAAGGGAAGCATATACTGTTTATTGCCCAGTTGGCAATCGAGCGTGCATCACCACGTTACGCCCGTCATCCAACTAACCATATTGGCACGTCTCATCGTCCAATTCATATCGACCATCATTCTCACGCCGATACTAGCTGTCTGCCAAAGGCTTCGCACCGGCGCCGCAATGCTGCCAATGACGGGCGGCTGTGCAGTGCCGCCGACGATCGGCAGCGGCGTGGTGTCCTCTTCGTGGATGGTCGCTACATCCGACACATCGAACTCAGGCGCATCGCCAGTGACGCTGGCGAACTCGGCCGCATCGACCATGATCAACATGCCGGCCGGCACGGTGGTCGAAGTGATGACGGTCAGGTTGCGCAGCGTGCCATCGGAAACGTCGGCAAACACGAATTCGCCGTTCGGGGTGACCACCCACGAGAGGCTGAGAGACTGAGCCGTGTTCATCAACAGCACCAGGTCGCGACCGCCGCGGGCGGCAACGATCGGCGCAATGAGTGCCTTGATGTCGGCAATCATCTTGTCGAACGAAGTCGTCAGCACGGACGGCGTCAGGCCGCCAACACCGGCGCGCAGGCCGGCGGGACGGATGGTGTCGGCCACGGTGGCGTCGATCAGCACGGTATCGATGGCGACGGCGGTGTCGTCGTTGATAGCTTGGCGGATCACACCCTCGATAGCCGGCGTGGAATGCAGCGCCATCTCGCGGGTGAACTCGGAGATGACCGCCATCTTTTTCGGCGTCAGCGTGATCGCCGTCAGCCCGAGCTTGCGCACCGGGATCGGCTGGCCCTCACCGACGAACGAGCCGTTGATGGTCGGCGTTGCCGATCGGCCGGGCACCTTGATGACGCCGTTGCGGCCGAAGGTGAACTTGATCCCCTTGGACGACAGCCGCGGGTAGATCGTGGTGATCGGCAGCTGGCCGAGGAAGTCGGCAATTGCCGTTCCGACCAGTTCGGCCGCCCAGGTCGCCTGCGTGGTAATCGCGGGACCGACCGCGGTTCGCAGCACGGCGCCGGTGCCTTCGTCGCCGGGATAGCGTTCGCGCAAGACCTCATCGATGGTCTTCTGCTGCATCTTGGCGATGAAGTGCGTAGTCATGGCGCGATAGATGTGGTCGCGCGGCTCGATCTTTCGCAGCGCCTGCGGCGTGCGAATGATCGACGGTGACGGCATCCGCTGTTCGGAAGTTGCCCGCTGTGCGGCAAGACCGGTTTCGAGTTTCCGCAACGTGTCGATCTGCTTGGAGATGGTGTCGCGGTTTAGCGTCCGCTCCTCGATTTCCGCCTGCGCGGTTTCATCGAGGTTTTCCATCTCGGCGAGTTCCTGAAGGCGATCCTGGTTGGCATTGTATTCGATTTGCGCATGCTCGATGCGCTCTGAAAGGGGTTTCATTTTATTCGTGCCTTGTGGCGCGAGGTATTTGGCAGACTTGCCAGTGATGCGGCGGTGATCTTCCATTGCAGGCTTGCGGAAGATTTCGGCCACGAGGTCGCTCGATAGGCCGAGCGATTTTGCGGTAGAGAGAGCGCGCGGGTTTGCCGGAACGGAAACGAGGCTCGTCTCGAGAAGTTCGGATTTCATGAACCGAAACGGCCCAAAGTATTTATCGGCGGTGTCGTTCAGCGGTACTTTCTCGACCGGGCGAAAGCCGACCGAGACGGCGCGCAGGATGTTCTGGCGCACCAGTGCGCGGATGGTGTCGACAAGCGGCGAGGTGCCGGCCTCGGCCAGTTCAAGTTCGCCGCGCAGTTGCCCGCCCTCGACGCGGACGTTGGCCCACTTGCCGATGACCTGGTCGGTATCGTGGTTGAACAGCGCGATCGGGTGGCTCTTGAAGTGCTCCAACTGCCAACCCTTCGGCTCGATCACATCGCCCATGCGGTCGATCGAACCATCGGACATCACAAATTCGTTCGGAACACCGCCAGGAGGCGGTGCCGATTTCACGGCGTAGCGCATGTTGGTTAGTCCTCTGACAGTGCCGCCAAGGCGAGGCGGTTCTCGTATGGCGAAACGCCGTGTTGCTCGAGCGCGGCGAGCCATTCCTGCATTCCCAGCACGACGGATATTTCGCCTTCGTTGACGATCAGGTAGGTCTGCGCCCGCGCATCGCGCAGCGCGGTTTCGACTTCGAGCGGCGTCACCTCGGGATGCTCA